AGCCTCCAAGTCCGCATGTGCCTCCGTCGCACTCGGCCTTCTGCTCCGGCTGCTCCAGCGCGGCCTTGAGGGCGGTGATGGCGTCATGTGTGCTTTTGCCGACTGGCTGCAACGCAGCGCGTTCCAACGCCTCCAGCGCCTGCTGGGCGGCTTCGCGTAGTGTGGTCATTTAGTTTCTCCTCTTGCGCGGATGGCGGCTGCGCAGTCTTCGGTGCCATCACACCATCCTGCAATCCATGCTCCTTCATGTCTGTTGTCAGGCTCTAAGTCGTCACACACCCTCGCACACGCTTCACGCTCGGTAGCGGCGACAAGGGCGGCGAAGCGTTCAATTGCTACCTCTTGCGCGTCCCAGCGTCCCACTCCAGCCTCCCGCGCCAGCTTAATGATGTCGTCGCGGGTCATGCTTGCCCCCTTGCGCGGATGGATTTGGCGCGGTCTTCGCAGGCGTCGTTCCACTCCTCGTGATACTCGTTGGGCCACGTGAGTTCATCGCCGCAAAAATCAAACTTATCTTCAACCACCGTCGCACACGCCTCGCGCTCGGCAGCGGCGACAAGGGCGGCGAAGCGTTCAAGCAATTCATCCACCATATGGTAGGTATGGAAGACGCAATTGGGCTGGTGTTGTTGTGCATTCTCGTCAATGACAAATCCAGCCTCACCAGCCATACGAACAATATCGTCCTTCTTCATGGTTTAAACTCCTCAACAGCTTTAATGGCAATGTTTGACAAGTCCCATGCCGAAGTGTGTTCCCACCATGTAGGGAACATCCCGCCCGCCTCTGTCATATCTTTGCGGTATCTCTTCAGGATTTCCTGCTGGCGCTTGGTTAGCTTGATCGGCTGAGGCTTGGCAGGCATTGCGTCACGGATTGCTTCTTCCATCGCATGTCTGGCAATCATCGCAGCAGCCGCCCACGAAGCAGTGGCGGGAACAACTTTGTATTCGTACCGTTTGCCACCATTGGCATAGCAATAGGTGAGTCGAAATTCTCCCACTGACATTTGGTCATCATCTCCTGTCTGCCAGCGCTCAGAAACAGGGACATATTTCCTTCCTCGTTTTTCATAGAGTGTTGTCATACTAGAATATCTCCGAAGCAACAATGATGACAACAGCAACAAGCAACACCAATGCTATGGTGATGAATAAGTCGTGCCAGATGCTATATCGATGAGGCCATTCATCTGGGTCTTCCTTGTCATACTGCGTCGGAGGATTCCATTTCCATTCTTTGTCGTCGCTCATAGCAATGCTTCTCCAGCGTCAGAGGCTTCAGCGTATTTTGAACGTTGGACAGCCCTGTTCATAAACATCTTACCGTCTTCCTGATAGTAGAGAAACGGCCAATGCTTCTTAGTCTTCACCGGGATAGTGGGATGGCAACAAGTCGCGGATGTGGTGAAGCTCTCCAGCAACGTCGTCGGAGATGTCACCATGCTTGAGTTTGTTTCTGATGTAGGCATATATTTCCTTTGTTGAGGAATAGTAGTCGTACCAGCTAAGCATATGCTTCGCTGTCCACTCATCGTCAATCTCTACTGTTATCTTCATTGTAGATGTCATTTATCTCTTCCTTTTCTAAAACGCTGTCAATGTATTCTGACAACGTAGACTTTGTTGTCTTCTTGTTGTTGACACTGTCGTAATGCTCCTTGCACACCTTTGAATAAGCATTCAACAACAATTCAAGACGAGCATTCAACAACACATGCACACCTAGAATGGCGTTGTCTATCTCATCATCTGATGATTTAGCTTCTCTGTCCATCAACATCCAACGAATTGTCTCCAATTCATCAGCAACACTCCATGCCTTCATGATGTGATCTTCAAGCGTGTACAAGGTCAGCATAGGTCTTTGTCCTCAATGGTTGAACATACAAGTCCGATGGGAACTCTCTCGTCGCCTGCGCCTTCTGTGCTCCCTTGAAGGTGTGAACGAAGTAGGGAGTGAGGGAGGCTGTGCTAGTGTGCCCCGACAACATCATCACTGTCAACACATCACCACCATTCTCAATGGTTTCTGTGATGGCAGTGCGACGAAGATCACGTAGCTGTAGCTCCTTCGCCAGCTTTGCTTCAGCTTTGACAGCATTGAAGCCGGTGCAGATGTTGGAGACAGTGTAGGGCTTCCACTCAGCGTCAACACGCCTCATACGCGGAGCAACAAGGTGTGGAGAAGGGAAGTCTTTCTTCTGCTGCTGCAGGATGGAATAGAGACCATCAGAGATGGGGAGATGGACGGTGGCACCTCGTTTGCTCTGACGTATAGACACCTTCCTCTTCTCCATATCAATCTGGTCCCAACGAAGCTTGCAGATGTCACTGGGGCGCTGTCCCCATTCATATATCATGTAGAAGACAATGCCCATATTGCGCCACTCCCACTTGCTGAAGGAAGTGTTAAGGAAAGACATCACATCCTGCCTGCTCCACATCACCTTCCTCTTCTTCGTGGGCATCTTCTTCACATTGGAGAAAGCATTGTGGAAGATGTAGCCATAGCGAATGGCCCAATTAAAGACAATGCGAAGGATGCCAATGAATGCGTTTGCATTGTTGACGCCATGCTTAAACACCAACACTGAATACATTTTATTCGCCATTGGCGCAGTGATGTCACCAATGCTGGTGTTGGCAAGCAGACGTTGGTTGAGTGCTGTCGTCTCCACCTTACGCAACACAAACTTGTAGTCTTCTCTGGTGCTCTCTGCCAGCGTGACAAAGTCTGGGCTGAGGAAATAGGCAGCGACAACGTCTCTCACTTTGCTCTTGCCAGACACCTTCTTTGCTTCCTTCACCTCCAGACGCCATTGTGCTATGGCTTCATTGCCTGCAGTGGCATAGGCTATAGCCTCTTTGCGCTGGTCTAGAGCGAAGCATTTACGCTTCACCACCAATGCTTTGACAGCATCACCACGTGGATTGTAGAAGTAGTCCTTTTCTCTGTGGAAGAGATAGGTAGGCAACTTAGTTGCGGATGTCATATCACTTAGCCTTTCTTTGCAGGGGAGACACATATTCATCAGCTCTGAAGAAACAAGCTCTGCCTGTCTTCATGTCTCTGCATTCAATGTGGCTTTCCCAGACGTTGTTACGCATCACTTCGAATATGTCCAGCATATATTCAAACATGCTGCCTTCATCGACAAAGCGGACAGGTTTGTCCTGCAATATGTCGAAGTCTTTTAAATCAAACTCGTTGAGCATGACAGACCTTTACATGATGAAAAGAAAAAGAAATGCCAACACCCATGACAGCATACACAGAACAATCATGGCTAATGCTGTTTGTTGGCGACGTCGTTGATGGTATGGTTCAAATGGTGTAAGGATCATAATTGCGGACACGGCTAGGCTTGTTCGTCACCTTCTCACGGAAGACAACGCGAGTGTTGTTTTTCAACAAAGCTCGGCATAGGACGCCTAAGTCGCAGTCTTCCTCAAGGTAGACATAGTCTCCTCGCTGGTAGGAATAGGGCGAGATGTCTTTGTCAACACCTAGATTCTTCAGCACCTCTCTACGCACCTTCGCCCATGAATGTCCGGGATCGCTGTAGACAGTGAGGGTAAATTTCTTTTCACGTTCAAACACGGTAGCTCTCCTGAAAGAAGGCGGACTATGCCGCCTCCGTTGTTAATTAAGCTGCAATGAGGTCGAACATCTTCTGATTGGTGCGAACATGTTCGCTGATGGAGGCTAGTGGTCGAGCCTTACGCTCCTTCATCTGAAATTCACCAGCATCATTCTTCGTCACACTCTTGACGAACACATTACCACGCAACACATTCTCTTGAACGCGATTGAACACCGTCCAAGCATCTGAGAAATTGTCTTCAGCGCGAGAGTATGCCAATGCTTCACGGATGGTGCGAGTGTCTGCATAGGTGCCTACTTTGTTGAGCAAGTCAGGGGCAACATATGAGGGAACGAAAGCGTTCTCTACATTGTCCCAGCGCAACTCCACCGCCTGCTTAGCAAAATTCCATGCTTCTTCGTTGTCCATGCGACGATTGCGAAGGGCTTCGATGGTGTTCATCATATCGGGGATGCCGTCGACAATCTGTCGCAGCATCCTCTCGAAGTCCTGCATAGCTTTGTGACTATGGCGGATGGAAACACTGTGGCCGTCCCCATGCACAATGCCATTGGAGCATACGAATCGATAGCATCCTGCCATCAGCTTGACGCCAGTGGTGCCATCGTGGCTGTTATAGGCCAGCAATTCGCTACGAAGACCTCCAGTGCCTTCGATGTCCTGTGGCCGAGCGAAGGCCAGCAAGTGCGCGGTGTGGGCTGGATCGCCCTTCCTCGCACGTTTCTGCGCTGCCTGCACAGGATGGTATCCGTAGTCGGCCAACACTGGCAACAAGTCGCTGGTCTTCAATGCTGCATAGCGGGAAGTTAGGCGGGCTGCTTTGTCTTCAGCGAAGACGGCGGGGGCACGTTGACGGATGTCGTCAAGGGAGAGGATGCCATTGTTGGCATTGCGGGAATAAATGAGGGATTGACGCATGATTGTTTCCTTTCTGAGAAACGTTGAAGAACGAAGAGAGTTTAGACGGAAAATAATTCCTGAGTCAAACGCAGGGTCATTCACACAGGCACAATCTCTGCCCCAGCGTAACGAATAGCCACGACTCTATCGACGGGGATAGAGCGATAGTCCTTCACCTGTACATCATAAACTGTTAGTAAGTGCTCACTATTTCTGGGCAGACCTGTGCCTTTGACATAGCGGGTTACGCCTGTCCTGCAATTCATGCGACGGATGGTGCCATCACGTTTGCGAAAGACTACGGTGAAGAAACGACCGCCAGTGAGAGAGAGAATGGATTTCATGCTAATACCTCCATGAGAATGACACCAACAAAAACGCCTACAGAATACATCAGGGCAAAGTCAGCGAATGACCACGGCCCTTTTTTGATGTAAACACTGCCACCGAATGAGCCTATGCTGACAAAGACAAGGCCACCGTTTCGTGAGAGTTTCATTATTCCTCCGAGAATGAAATAGTATCGACACCAATAATTTCTGTGTCTTTAATCAGCGGGTGACTGAATGAATAGTCGCATTCATTGATAGCATCCTCCGCAGCAGATGCGCTATCAGTGACCACTTCTACTTTCACAGTGACATAAACGAAATTTTTCATTTTCTACTCCTTAAATGTTGAGGGCTATCAACAAACCTAGACCAATACCAACAATCATAGCTGCCGCTATGTCATGCCACGTTATCTCTGTGTTTTCCATTTTATTTCCTTTCTGTGTTTATTCTATGGTGCCGACACTGCCGACACCATAGGGAGAAACCCTTGTTCAATAGTGAACACCCTTCACTTGTACGAAACCGGAATTGTCGCTCTTCGCATTGCCCTTAGCATACAGGGCAACTACCACATTCTTGGGTTCTATGTGGCGCACGTCGGTATCGTCCCCGTCCACTACAGGCCAGCCACGGAACGATGAGGGTATATCCTCACGTTTCATAAACACTACAGCGGTACGCGAATTGTGCGGGTTTGTAAGACCCTTAATTGATATCGGTTGTGGCGTGACACTTGAGAACGAATACGTCAGATCATAATTACCCGCTGTTTTCCCCTCCAGATTACGGGACGGATGTTTTGTGTAGTCGTAAAATTCAACGTCAGGAAACAATTGGAATATTGTTTTCCCATCGTGGACGATGATATTTTCGTAGGGGATATCCGACGTACCATTGGGGCGGACAAGTGGATTCATGCCCAGTTTTTTTGCTTTGCGGGCTAATGACCATACATCAGCGGCCATGCAAAGCATAAACGCTTGTTGATTTTCGTAAAAGAATTTTGTCTTTTCTGTACGGGCTTGTTTCACACTGTCGAAACGTCCACGTCCAGCGTCCTTGAGACAAGCCCCCATGCAATTGGCAAGCCGGGCTAATGGGCAAAGGATATCATCAGGGGTGAGATAAACGATACCAGTGAGAAAGCCAATTTTCTCACCCTTGATTGTCTTCGTTGAAGACTCACCGACAATGGGACGATACTTGAAACCGAGCGAACGGAGGATGGTTTTGTACGGGTTACGCATGATGCTGTTCTCCTATGGAGTGTGGACAAGGGCTCATTATAGGACACCGATTTTCATCGATGCCCTAGGGATAAACCCTTATGCTGGATTGACTAGTCCGGGGATAGCGCGAGCGAGCCACTTGTTGCCAAATTTTGTGGCCTTGAAAACAAGTGTACCGTTAGGTGCAAACACTTCGGCAGTGTTCGGCAATACCGCCACGGATGCGCCCTTGATCGTCCTGAATTGATCGAGGATGTTTCGCAGGGTGGAGGCCGTGAGCGCAGTAGGAAGAGACTTGAGAGACATGGTGTTTCCTTTCAGGAGTGTTTAGATTGTAGGGCAGACCGGGTTTGATCTGCCCTAGGGGAAACCCTTAGTTATGCAAACGAAGGCGACCAGTGATGCCGCGAGACTTGAAACAATCGATGGCGTTACGCAAGGCATCAGCGCGGGTGTCACCCACGAACTCGGAAGCTACATTACATCCCGGCAGAGGATTGTCCAATTCCACTTTCCACACTGGCGGCACGGTAGCACGAAGGCGCGGATTGTAATACTCAGGGACAAAGTAGCACGAAGCAGAGATAATCATGGTTTGTATCCTTTCAGGATGTCATAGCGATGTTGCTATGGGATGGATTGTGAAAGTAAAAAATAACCAAGTCCAGCATAGGGGCTTATGACAGACCAATTTAGTAGGGATTGTCGCTGAATGTGTGCGTATGCGTATGCGCGTGCGCGTAGCAAACCCTATGCCAGTTGTCTAAGGGTAAACCCTCGAAAACGCGCAGGTTGCACGATCTATTTTTTTGAAGGGCAAGGGTAATGGGGAAGGTATAAATCGATCTGAGGACGTTTAAACGCGATTTAGCGGCATCGGGTTAACCCTTAGAAGGTCGGCATAGGTTGTGCTATTGGCACGATGTTTGCTATGCGGAGATGTTAGTGACCACTAACGTAATGGCGATATGGTGCAGACTGGGATGATTGTTAGTGACCACTAACGTAGTGGCGATGTATGTTAGTGATCGCTAACGTCGGCGATGATCGATGTCATAAACAACTCTTATGTCTTATATAAGACTGCTAAGTTAGCGTTTACTAACTTTTGCCTTTTTCGTGATTTTTGCTGATCGAGTAAGACGAGACAGATTCTGCTAAGTGCTTGATTCATAAGGCTTTTTTGCTTCGTGGCTGATTCTTGGCAGGTTTTGTGCATCTCAGCATCTTTGATGCTTGTTGCCGCAGCTCAGCCTAGCCCCACCGGGCGAGGGCCACGCCGGGGTAGTGCGTTATTTGTATACTTCTACGCACACAGATCAGATTTTTGACTTTGCTTACACCAACCTTACACAGCTCCACAGCCGTTAGCATGTTTATGCCAAATGTTGTCATATCTACAACAAATGTTTCCTTTATGGCAACATAGCTGCATAGCCTCTAAAGCGTTTCTATCTACCTTACCGCTACCACCCCCTTCACCAGCGTGTTTAAGAGGCTCTGAAGCCCGTTTAAGGCCCTTCCTGAGGGTGTGTACGTTCTGTGTAGGCTGTGACATCGACCCGTCAGCTATAGAGACAACACGTCAGCTATGAAGAAACACTATAGAAGGGTGGCATAGAGAGCAGCTTTGTCTCTTTTTTACTCTTTTTTCATCAAAGCTCTTGACTTTTGCTGTTTTTGCTGTAAAACTAGGCGCTAATGAAGGACAACGCTGTTCTTCACCACTGGTATGCCTAAGGCTAGGGTGCAATTCCTGACCAATCCAGCGATGAGTCTCGTCGGGGGCGCTAGAGATGGCGAGAGACACGTTAGCAAGCGCTAACAAACAACATACTCCTCCTACTTCATCAAAGCTGATGGGGTAGGGGGAACTATGTCGAAAATAATAACAACATCTATATAGACTATACAGGTTGTTTACACACAAAGATGTTGTTCTAATGAGTGATATTGAATATATAACAGCATCCCTTTAGAATAACATCAGTTGCAATCATCGTTATACTTCTATATTGTTGTTCTATAGCGCTAACGAAATACACTCTGATGTTGTTCTAAAGAATCTCTAAATAAGAATCATTACTATCTAAGTAGTTATAAGAATATAAACACGATAGCTAATAAGACGCTGATAGAGAAGTTATAGTAGTTAAAGAACAAGCTCCTAATAAGCAGATTGTTAACATCTATAAAGAATAATAAGCAGGATGTGTTGTCTCCCACGAAGTGGGCAGTGTTGTTCCACTAAAGAGTTTCAATGTTTTTCACCAGAGCCCAACTTAAAGACAGCGTCAATGTAAAGCCTTACAGCTTTTATGCTGAAGCAATGGAAGAGGTGTTTCGTTTGCAAGAAGAAGTGAACACTGTTGGATTTCATTCAGATGTCTACTATGTCAAAGCGGCGTTGGAGAAGCATACGGGATATGTGTTTCCTCTTCCTGTTGTTGAAAAAGCAATGCGTTCTGAGGGTTGGTACGAAGGAAAGGTGAATAGGAGAAGGCGTTAAAAGCACCTTTCCTTCTGGCACCTATCGGTGCAGATCTACATAGAGAAACATTTATGCCATACATGACTGACGGCAAGCGCGACTATAAGAAACAACAGCAATATGACGGCAAGCCTTCTGTTGTTGCTGACAGAGCTAAGCGCAATGCTGCTAGAGCTATGTTGAAGAAAGAAGGTGTTGCTGTTGCTGGTAAGGATGTTGCTCATAAGAGGGCGTTGTCTAAAGGCGGTAGCAATGAGAGAGCTAATTTGATGACGCAAACGAAGGCTCAGAACAGAAGCTTCAAAAGAGATAAGAATGGAGCGATGAAGTGAAAGACAGCCGTCTTGAAAGAGCAGGCGTTAGCGGCTATAACAAGCCTAAGCGTACACCAGATCATCCAAAGAAGAGCCATGTTGTTGTTGCTAAAGAAGGCGACAAAGTTAAAACCATTAGATTTGGTCAACAAGGTGTTTCTGGTAGTCCTGAGAAGCAAGGTGAAAGTGCTTCCTATAGAAAACGTAGAGAGAGCTTCAAAGCTCGTCATTCCAGCAACATTGCCAAAGGTAAGATGTCTGCTGCGTACTGGTCTGATCGCGTGAAGTGGTGACATGGCCCGCACTAACGAAAAGCTTTGGAAGAGAGTTGTTGCTGATGTCAAAGCCAGCAGCAAAGGCGGTGACGCAGGCGAATGGAGCGCGAGGAAGAGTCAGCTAGCCGGTAAAATCTACAAAGACAAAGGCGGCAGCTACAGCGGCCCTAAGACAGAGGCTCAGCAGTCTATGTCGAAGTGGACGAAGGAAGAATGGACAACGTCCTCTGGAAAGCCGTCAGAGGGAAAGCGTCGTTATTTACCAAAGAAAGCTTGGGAAGCGTTGACATCTGCAGAGAAATCTGCTACAAATAAGGCAAAGGCCTTAGGGAGCCGACGAGGCGACCAATTTGTTTCTCAGCCTAAGGCTGTTGCAGAGAAAGTAAGGAAATTTCGATGAAAGCGAAGAAGTATGCAATGGGCGGAGCTTCAACGCCTATGATGCCTACAGCGGCTAAAACTCCTATGTTGCCTACACAGGCTTCATCTATGCCTATGCAGGCTCAACGTAAGCCTACGATGATGGCTAAGGGTGGTATGGCTATGTGCGGTGCTTCTATGCCGCCTGCTCAGAAGAAGAAGTGAAATGGAATATCTTTCTTTCAAAGAAGCCTTCAAAGACGCTAAGAAGGCTGGTGACAAAACCTTCACCTTCAAAGGCAAGCGTTACACTACAGAAACCGCACAGGATAAGTTTAAGCAGCAGATGGATAAGGAAGAGGCTGAATTTGGTCGCTTCAGAAGCCGTCGTAATGCTACGCTAGAGAAAGGCTCTGCCAGCGGCTCTGACGCCATCCCCAAAGGCTCTGAGAAGGCTCCTAAGAGCGAAGGCAAAGACACCAGCGGTCCTAGTAATATGGAGCGTGTGTTATATGGCTTGGGCGCTGGCACTGGTGTTGCTGGTGCTGCTGCTCTTGCTGCTCGCATGAGCAAGGCTGACAAAGCTGCTAGAGCAGCGATGATGGCGAAGGAAGAGGCACGTGTTGCCCCTACGCTGCGTCGTTCTGGCGCTGCTGCTGAAGCTGCTCGTAAAGAAGCTAGGGAGTCGTTGGCTAAGGAGCCTCCGATGTTCCGTGCTGCCAGCGCTGAAGAAAAGAAAGCTGGTATGATGAAGGGTGACAAAGCTAAGAAGTCTTCTCCACGTGATAAGACACGTGAAAAGGAAGACATTGAATTCCGAAAAGGCGGAATGGCTAAGAAGAGGAAATAACATGCCTGCTAAGAAGTTTATGCCTTGTGAAGGTTGTCCTAGCCCTGCTGCTTGTAAGAAAGCTGGGAAGTGTATGATGAGCGACAAGGCTAACAAGCCTAAGCGTGGTGGCAAAGGCGAAGTGGCAATTATGATTGCTGTTGGTATGCCTGCTAAGAAGAAGGCGAGGAAGTGATGAAAACAGAAGCACGTAAGATGGCTGAGAAGATGTCTAAGTCTAAAAAGAACGAAGACATTAATGAGCTTGCCAGAGAAATCAACAGAGGTGGTAAGCCTCGTGGCATTTCCTCTGACATTCCTGCTGGCATTCGTGAGAAACTCGTAGAAAAAGAAAAAGAAGCAATGTTCTCTAAAGGCGAGAAGAACAAATATGCTGCTGGCGGCATGTCAACAAAAGTTGGCAAGGTGATGAAGGAATTCAAAGCCGGTAGCCTTCACAGCGGCAAAGGCGGCAAAGTGGTGAAGAGCCCTAAGCAGGCTGTCGCAATTGCATTGAGCGAAGCCCGCAGAGCTAAGAAGTAAGTAATGAGCATAACGAGCTATCCAGCACTGGTACGCATTGACGAGTATGGCAACGCCATCACTGTCGGTGGCACCAGTGCGGACGCTTTTGGACGTCTTCGCACCAGTGAGTCTTTCACTGTCTTCGATAGTCAAAATAGATATGAGAAAAACAGCCTCTTTGATGAAGCTGTTGTTGGTAGTGCCACCGTCACCTATCTCACCAACGAGTCTACAGTGTCTATGAACGTCACTGCTGCGAGTGGTGACGAGGTGGTGAGACAAAGCAAGAGAGTGTTTCCATATCAGCCGGGTAAGTCGTTGCTGGTGATGAACACCTTCGTCATGCCATCAGCGCATGCCAATTTGCGTTGCCGTATTGGCTATTTCTCTACAGAGAATGGTGTCTTTCTAGAGCGCTCTGGCACCGCTGCTCGCTTTGTCAGACGCACTTACACCAGCGGTGGTGTTGTTGACAACCCTGTTGAGCAAGCAAGCTGGAACGGAGACAAGCTAGACGGCACAGGCGCTAGCGGCTTCACACTAGACCTAACAAAGTCGCAGATTTTGTGGCAAGACTTTGAATGGCTTGGTGTTGGAAGTGTCAGAATTGGCTTTGTTATCAACGGAAAGTTCATTGTCTGCCACACCTTTCATCACGCAAACAATCTCGCATTGGTGTACATGACTACAGCAATGCTGCCAATTAGATATGAAATAACGAATACTGGTGCTACAGACGGTAGCAGAGCTTTGAAGCAAATTTGCTCCACCGTCATCAGCGAAGGCGGCTATGAAAAGAAGACAACGCTACAGACAGCACGTATGACGTCAACAGGCTCTGTAGGAACAACGCTAGTGCCTTTGGTGTCTCTACGTCTAGACCCCACCAGACTTGACGCCATTGTCTTGCCTGATGGCTACAGCGTGTTGCCGTCAGCTTCGTCTTCAACAATCTTTGAAATACAGCTTGTAAAGAATGCAACGCTGACAGGGCCTTCGTGGGCGCAGACGTCTTCAAACAACGTTGAATTTGATATAACATCAACAGCTATGACGGGTGGTACCATCATTGATAGCAAGTATGTTGTTGAATCAAATTTAACATCGTCTTCTGTTGCCAATCTAGAAAATTACAACTTTGAAATGCAGTTTGGACGCACCATTGCTGGTGTCAGCGACATCTACACGGTTGCTGCCAGAACGCTGTCAGGAACACAGAGTGCCATTGCTACGTTTTCTTTCTGGGATTTGACATGAATAAAAATAAAACTGTAGCAAAGGTGTTGGCAACGTCTTCTGCAGACATCTATGTCGTCCCTGCTTCATTCAAGTCTGAAGTGGACAGCCTTGTCATCACCAATGGTAGTGACAGCCACGTAGACGTTACAGTGCAATGGTATGAAGCCATCAGTGCTACAACGTATGACATTGCTGATGCCATCAGAATGACACCACGTAGTATACTACAAATCACTGGTGCCTTCTATTTTGACAAGAATGACAAGATTGTTGGTAGTGCTAGCGTCAACAGCGCCGTGACGGTGAATGTAAGAGCTAGGGAATATTTTGCCGAGAGGCTTTAGGAGATGTTATGTTCTATGCAGTGTGGCTTGTTTGTATCCTTGGTGCTGACCCTGAATGTCAAGAGATTGAAAGAAAGAACAAAGTGCTGCATAAAACAGAAGAAGCCTGTCTACAGGATGCGATGAATCAAACGATGGGCCTTGTTGCTTATATGAAAGCTAACAACATGCAAGGACAGGTTGGACACAAATGTGTTGAGGATAAAAACAGCATATGAAAAAAGAACTCACAGATCAGCAACGTAAATTCCTAGAGGTGTTGTTTTCTGACGAAGCCAAAGGGAATTTGTCAAAGGCGAAGGTGTTGGCAGGCTACAGCCCTGACTATCCCACTCGTCAGCTTACGAACACGCTGAAGGACGAAATCATTGAAGCTACACGGCTTCACATTGCTATGAATGCTCCTCGGGCTGTGATGGCTGTCATTGGTGGCATTGAAGACCCTACAGAGCTTGGCATCAAGGAAAAGCTCAATGCTGCCAAAGACTTGTTGGATAGGGCTGGGCTGGTAAAGACGGAGAAAGTTGAAGTGAATGCGTCCGGTGGATTGATGATTTTGCCTGCTAAGGAATGAAAGAAAGAAACATTGGTAGCTGGATACTTCCTCAGCCTATAGAAAAAGAGCGCTATGTTGCTATACCGAGGCTGAATAAAAACACAGAGATACCATTTGGGTATAAAATAGACGAAGAAGACGAGATGCTTCTTCAGCCCATTCCTAAAGAGCTAGAGGCTCTGGAGTTGGCTAAGAAATACCTGAAACAATATCCAGCAACGGAAGTGTCAGCGTGGCTGACTAAGCAGACAGGAAGAAGCATTAGAGCAGACTCTCTGCGTAAGAGAATAAAGAACGAAATAGTACGGAATAGACGGCATGCATTTTATCGATCCCTTGCCGAAAGATACAAAAAAGCGCTCCAGAAAGCCGCGCAGTACGAAGAAAGACTCAGCAAGTCCGAGCAAACAGGATGGTTTGAAGGAAGTTTCTACCAATCACTCAGAGACGAGTGGGAGGATAGAGATAAGCATTCCTCAGGAGCTTGAGCATGAGAACATCATCTTCAAGCCCAATCCGGGACCTCAGACAGCGTTTCTAGCGGCTTCAGAGCGTGAAGTGCTCTATGGCGGAGCAGCGGGTGGTGGTAAGAGCTATGCCATGCTGGCAGATCCGCTGCGTTACATGGGTCATCCACAGTTTTCTGGCTTGCTTCTTCGTCACACCACCGAAGAACTAAGAGAACTTATTTGGAAGAGTCAAGAACTCTATCCCAAAATCATTCCCGGTATTAAGTGGAGTGAGCGTAAGTTCCAATGGGAATCTCCCAATGGCGGAAGACTGTGGATGTCCTATTTGGACAGAGACGAAGACGTTCTTAGATATCAAGGCTTGAGCTTTTCGTGGGTGGGCTTTGACGAACTCACCCAATGGCCTACGCCGTTTGCGTGGAACTACATGCGCTCTCGTCTGCGTTCTACAGCGCCAGACTTGCCAGTGTACATGAGAGCTTCCACCAACCCCGGCAACAGAGGTCATGCTTGGGTGAAGAAGCTTTTCATTGACCCTGCGCCGTACAACACAGCTTTCTGGGCTACCGACCACGAAACTGGCGAGGTGATGTCTTATCCAGAGGGACACAGCAAAGCTGGTCAGCCTCTGTTTAAGCGTAAATTCATCCCTGCTAGCTTGCATGACAATCCGTATTTGTCAACATCTGGCGACTATGAATCAATGCTGTTGTCTCTGCCAGAACATCAGCGTAAACAGCTTCTCTATGGCGATTGGGACGTTGCTGAAGGTGCTGCCTTCCCTGAGTTTAATAGGCGCATACACGTTGTAGAGCCCTACACCATTCCTTCAGATTGGCCTCGCTTCAGAGCATGCGACTATGGCTATGGTAGCTGGTCTGCTGTGCTGTGGTTTGCTGTAGCACCTGATGAGTCACTAATTGTCTATAGAGAGCTATATGTAACGAAGGTGCTGGCAGAAGACTTGGCTGTGATGGTGTTGCAAGCTGAGCAAGGTGAGAAAATTAAATATGGTGTGCTAGATAGTTCTACATGGCATAAGAGGGGCGACACAGGTCCTTCCATTGCTGAGCGAATGATAATGAAGGGATGTCGTTGGCGTCCTTCAGATAGAAGTGCCGGTAGTCGTGTTTCTGGTAAGAATGAAATTCACAGACGTCTGCAGGTTGATGAATTCACAGAAAAGCCTAGAATGGTGATATTCAACAATTGCACTCAGCTTATTGCTGACTTGCCTGCGTTGCCTCTAGACAAAGCCAATCCTGAAGACATTGACACCAAAGTGAAGAATGACCACTCATATGACGCCCTACGCTATGGCGTAATGTCAAGACCACGTAGCAAGAGCATCTTTGATTTTGACAATCATAAGAAAGACAGCTATAACGTCGCTTGTAAAAATTTTGGATACTAACCTATGGCAAAGAACATTGAGAACACCTTCATGGATGACAAAGCTGTAGGCTTGCCTGACAGCAACAGCGACAGCGCTGACAACTTCGTTGACAGAGGGTTGAACAGCTTCATTGAAGAGCGCTTCCAGCGGGCTAAGACAGCCCGTCGCTGGGACGAAGAGCGCTGGCTTCGTGCCTATCGCAACTTCAGAGGCATCTACGGCCCTGACATGAAGTTTACAGACGCTGAGAAGTCGCGTGTGTTTGTGAAGGTGACGAAGACGAAGGTGTTGGCAGCATATGGCCAAATCACTGATGTCTTGTTTGCCAACAACAGCTTCCCGCTGTCTGTAGAGCCTACAACGCTGCCAGAGGGCGTGGCAGAGCATGTCCACGTTGATGCCAATCCGAATGCTCCTAAGACGCCTGCAGAGCCTGATTTGGGTCAACTCTTTGGCTACAAAGGCGACGGCAAAGAACTGCCACCGGGAGCTACAGCACAATCATTGATGGACAGGCTAGGTCCTTTGGCGTCTTCGCTGGAGGGCCTCGATGTCAAAGAAGGTCCGGGCCTGACGCCAACAGCCATCACCTTCAGCCCTGCTATGGTGGCGGCTAAGAAGATGGAGAAGAAAATCAAGGACCAGCTAGAAGAGAGTGGTGCTGACAAGCATCTTCGTTCTTCTGCGTTTGAGATGGCGCTGTTTGGCACAGGCATCATGAAAGGCCCCTTCGCTGTTGACAAAGAATATCCGAAGTGGGGCGAAGACGGTGTGTATCAGCCTGTCATCAAGACGATGCCGCAGACGTCGCATGTTAGCTGCTTCAATTTCTATCCTGACCCTGATTCTTCCAATATGGAAGAGTCTTCATATGTTGTAGAGCGTCATAAGCTGAGCAAGACGCAAATGCTGGCGCTGAAGAA